ATTTACCAATTAATGTAACTCTCCAGTCGAAGGTAGCAAATATCTACCTTTGTGCACTTTGACTCGCATTTTTGTTTATAGCCGATATAATGCTGAAAGTGGGCTAATCAATAAAAAAACTCCCACAGGCAACGTATTGCACACATTTAAGTGTAATGGGAGTATTGATGTTGGTATCCTGTGCATATTGGATTCTCACCAATGATAGACTAACTCTTCTGCCTATCCAACCATTAGGTCGATGCACCATATTTGGCTGAGGCTTTTTATAGTAGAGCCTCAATAACTACTAACGATACACTAAAAATTAAGGAAGATTCTATGAATGAATTTCATTTAACCTTTTCACACATTAACATTATATTACATATAGAAATTGTAAACAAGGGCAAAAAGGGGGCAAAAAAGGTGCAAATTTTTTAAGGAATTAATTTATTTAACTTCTCCAAAATATCATTTTGAAATAGGTTGCTAGCTATTTTTTCAACTAATAAACTTTTATTTCTTTTTACAGTACTTTCATCAATTCCTAATTTATTAGCAACTCCTTCTATTTTAAATTTCTTAAAATAAATCAAATCTATAATTTCTTTATATTTATCATCTTGCACAAAAGAAAGCCCATAATCAATAAAATCAACTAGATAATCAATCTCACCTATTTCTTTTATTCTTTCTTCTTTTATCATTTCAATTTTTTCTACATCGCTCAAATTATCTTTGTTAGTAGCTTTTATTTCATTAATTGAGTATATTTTTTTTAACTCAATATTATCCAAACTTTTTTTTAAGTATTCTTTTCTGTTTTTTAAACCAGGATAATTACTTAAAAAATATTCAGTTTTTTGATATGGTGTTAGATTTTTCTCTTTATTTATTTTTATTATTTGCCCATTTTTAATGCATATCTCATAAACTCCATTGTCTAATTTTTCAATTGTTTTCTGAAGTTCTTTATACTCCATTATCTCACCTCAGTTATTATATTATCTATAATCTCTAAATTTTTCCCATCAGAAGAGTAAATCTCTCTCATTCTCTTAGAAAATTCACTTTTCTTTGCTTCTAATTCATCATCAGTCATACATTTTTCTTTAAAAATGTGACTATTTATTATCCTTACTTGATTCCCATCTTTTACTCTTAATTCTTGTAAATATTCAATCATCAATTCCACTCCTTCCCTATTCTCTCCATGTTCTTTTGCCACTTTTCCCAGTAGCAATTTAATATGTCATCTTTTGTATAGCCCTTATTAGTTGAAATAATTATTAAATTTTGGAGTATTTGAAAATCATTTCCATAAAGAACACTCATGATTAAATTTTCTATATTAGGCTGATAAATTAATTTTAAATTTGTTCCGTCATTAAATAATTTTGTAATTTCATTTTTTATTTCAACAAAATTTTCAGATATTTCTAATTTAAAATTAACCATTTGTGCTAGAAAAAACCAAATATCAGTAAATTCTTCTAACTCTTTAGCTTTGTCATAAGGCTTAGTTTTCCAAGTCTTATGGCTTTCAGGTGTTTCTTCATTGAATTCTATTACTTCTGCAATAAGGGACAATTTAATATCTCTAAGTGTTCTTTCTCTAACATTATTCAAACTTTCATCTAAATACTTTTGAAGATTCAATATATCTTCAAAATTTTCAGGCTTTTTAAATTCCATTATCTCACTTTCTCCATCAATTCTGGGTTTTCATAAATATTCCCAATTATTTCCATTCTTTCATTATTGTTGTTTGTAAAAGGTATTTCCATTTCAAATTTATCATCTCTTAAAACAAATCTTGCTTGTTCCATATTAAAAATGACTTTATATCTACTATTATGTAAAGTTACAATGTCTCCCTCATAAATTTCTTTGTTATTTTTATCTTTTAATCCTGAGTATTGCATTATCTTTAAGTCTTTTTTATATAAAAAATCGTTTTCATCAAAAGAATATTTTTCAAGATTATCTACTTCCTCTCCATCTGTATATGCTGCAAATGTTACAGTTTTATTAAAAAAATCTATTCCTACTAGGTTTGTATTATATTCATTATATTCATTTTGATAATACATTTTATCTAAATATACTCTAAATTTAATCTCTCTCATTTTCATCCTCCCAAGTTGCTATTTTTTCAATCTTTTTATCTCTATTTCCACAGTCTATGCATTCAACAAAATCTTCTCTGACTAACTGCATTGTATGCTGATGGTATTCTACAATTTCAATACTATCGAAATCAGCTTCCATGTATCCACGAAACCAAATATTGAATCTTGTACAAGCACATTTTTTACACTTCCACATTTTCTTCTCCTAATCCCATTTATCTAAAAACCATTGTACAATCATAGCCCATATTATTGTAAGTACAGTCCCTACTATCGCCCCAATAGGCATTAATAATAAAAGCATTATTATTTTTTTTGTCATATTATCCTCCAATCTCTCTTGCTCTTATCTTAGTTCAAAAATTCTTCGAAGTCATTGTATCTAAAATTTATTTCTTCTAGAATATCTTTTATATCTTCAACTTCTTCTTTTGAAGCTGTAAAATTTTTATCTACATCTTTTAAATTCAGATAAAGTGTAGGACTGTATTTTTCACCTTCGTTTACATAATATTCTAATCTTGTATTTTCATTAGTAACAAAAATACCGCCCGAATCAACTTCTCTTTCGTACTCAAATTCAAACCCTTCTTTTATAACCTTTTCTTCAAAAGAAGAAAAAGCCCAATTGTACTCGTCTTCATTTATTTTTTTTATTTTAAATTCAATTATTTTATTCATTTTTTCCTCCTAATTAAATTTTTTTAATTTCTCCTAAAACCCATTTTAAAATAATTGATTCTCTTTTTAGTTCTTCTATTATTTTATAGTCTTTTAAAGAATTTTCTAAAAATTCAATATTTCCTTCATACTCTTTTAATTTATCTCTTATTTCAGTCTCTGTTCTCATTCTCCAATTCTCCATTTCTAACTCTTTCCCAAAACTCTCTATATTCTTTAGATTCTAAAACTTTCTTAGCTTCATCAGAGAATAAAAAATAATTTCCTAAATCATATCTCTCATTGTCTAAATCATTTCCATAGTCTTGTGTTTTCTCAACTCTTGAATTGTTTATATAAAAATATATTCCTTTAAATTTTCTCATAGGATTTCTCCTCGAAATAATAGCTAAAACTAAAGCATCAAACAATTCTTTATCATCAGCATGCACCAGCTTCCTCCAGTCTCACAACACTATCATCAACTTCTCTCAACCACATAGTTTTAAAATCATCAAATGTATTAACTACATCGGTTATCATAGACTTCAGGACTACTCCTATCATGTTTCTTTTATGTGAATTAACAGTTCCAAACATCATAATTACAAGAAACATAGTCCTAAGAAGTTCTAAATTATCTCCTGTTTCAGTATGGCCACATTCTGCAAATACTTCATTTAAGATTTTGATAACATCTTTTTCAACATGATAATTAATCTGACTTTTAAATCTATCTACAATCTTATCAGAAGCTTTTATAGTTCTTGTCAAAATAGATTTATAATATCTATTTAGAACCATACCCTCTTTATCCCAAAGTTCCCTATTAATTTTCAAGTACTTATTAATTAAATACATCAGTGTAATTCCTTGCATATCTCCGTCTTTGTGAGTAACTCTTATTTTTTGCATAGCTCCTCCAACAAATATCCTAGATATTCGTAAGCTTTCTTATAATCTTCAATTCCATTTTTCTTTCTAGCTCTCATTACATATTTTAAAATGTTTCCAACACAAACAGCTTCAGAACCTTTCATGTCTTTTACAACTTCAAAAATAACATCTTTTACTTCTATTCCCAAATCACCAAGCATATAGTGTTTTGGAGATTTAACATTATCTGTTTCAACAGTTTCAATATTTTCTTGAGATTCACTTTCAATAATTTTTAATATTCTATTTTTAAGTCTTTCACTAGCTTCAACTTTTCCACATTCTAAATGTGACAAATAAGGTTGTGTTACATCAATTTTCTCAGCAAATTCCTTTTGATCTATATTATTATTTACTCTATATTCTTTTACTCTTTTTCCTAAACTCATTTTTATATCCTCCAAAATTATTTTTATAAAAAAGGGATAGATTTTTTTATCGAGGGATAGATAAGGGAGCGATTAAGGGATAGATTTTTTTAGTTTTACATTGGTATTAAAGGAAAAGTGATAAAAGGGATAGATTTTCACTCTATATCTTTTTTTTTTCTTTTATTTATATA